TGATATCCTTATCGGATATTTTTTTGATAGACCATTTGTTACCAAAATTGCCAGAAATGTCGATTGTATTGAAGGCGATGGTTATAAAATTGGAATTTCGCCATGGATTCCCCTAACAAGGGATAGAGTTATTACTGTTCCACTGGATTGGGTAATTACTATGGTAGAACCTTTAGAAACGTTAGTTGAAATTTATTCAAAAGGAGTATGGGGCAAAACTGATGATAAAAGTAATAGTTCTTCTGAACAACCAGACGTTGATTTCTCAGATTGATGAAGTAACGTCAGAACTTGGAGAACCAGATTGTAAACTTATTGAGCCATTTTTGATTAATAAATCGGATTTGACTCTATCTCCTTGGTTGATTGATTTTACAACTCAAAATCAATACATGATCTCTTCAGACAAGATTCTTACTCTTGCCGATCCAAGTACAACTCTTCTTGAAAAATATCAAAGTCTAATTAAATGAAATTCTATACAAACGTGCAAATGATTGGGAACCAGTTTCTCGTTCGTGGATATGATAATGGTAAGCACGTTATGTTTAAAGAAGAATATTCACCAACACTTTTTGTTCCCTCAAAGAAAAAAACAAAATATAAAACTCTTGATGGAGAACATGTAGAACCAATCATGCCAGGTTCTGTCAGGGATTGTCGGGAGTTTTATAAAAAGTATGAGGGAGTAGATGGATTTAAGATTTATGGAAATGATCGTTATGTATGTCAGTATATCTCAGACAAATATCCAGAAGACGAAATCAAGTTTGATATTAATAAAATCAGATTAGTTACAATTGATATTGAGGTAGCATCGGAAAATGGATTCCCAGATACGGAATCTGCTTCTGAGGAAATCCTTGCGATTACTATTCAGGACTATTCTACTAAAAATATTATAACTTGGGGAGTAAAACCTTTTAAGGTTTCTCAGGAAAATGTCAAATATATTAATTGTGGATCAGAATATCAACTATTACAAAATTTTCTAGACTACTGGATTGCAAATGTTCCTGATGTAATTACTGGATGGAACATTCAGTTTTATGATATTCCGTATATTTGTCGTCGTTTAAGTAGAGTTCTTGGGGAAAAGACAATGAAGTCTTTTTCTCCTTGGGGATTAGTTACTGAAAATGTAGTGACTATTATGGGTCGTGAGCAAATTTCTTACGATGTTGGTGGAATTACTCAGTTGGATTATCTTGACCTTTATAAGAAGTTTACTTATAAAGCGCAGGAATCTTATCGTCTAGACTACATTGCTGAGGTAGAACTGGGTCAGAAAAAACTAGACCACTCTGAGTTTGATACTTTCAAGGAGTTCTATACTAAAGATTGGCAAAAGTTCGTAGAGTACAACATCGTTGACGTGGAACTTGTTGACCGTTTGGAAGACAAGATGAAACTAATTGAACTTGCCCTTACGATGGCATTTGACGCAAAGGTAAACTTTGCTGATGTTTTTTATCAAGTGAGAATGTGGGATAATATTATCTACAACTACTTGAAAAAAAGGAATATTGTAATCCCTCCAAAAGAAAGGACAGCAAAAGATGCTAAGTATGCTGGCGCTTATGTTAAGGAACCAATTCCTGGAGTTTATGATTGGGTTGTGAATTTTGACCTTAATTCACTGTACCCACACCTAATCATGATGTACAACATTTCACCAGAAACTTTGATGGATGAAAGACATCCAACTGCTTCTGTTGAAAGAATTTTGGATAAACAAGTTAGTTTTGAACTTCATAAAGATTATGCGGTATGTGCTAATGGAGCTATGTTCCGCAAAGATCAAAGAGGAATTCTTCCAGAACTTATGGAGAAGATGTATAATGAACGTGTCATCTTTAAAAAGAAGATGATTGACGCGAAAAAAAAGTACGAAAAGACTCCAACGAAAGCACTGGAAAAGGAGATTGCTAGATGTAATAACATCCAAATGGCAAAGAAGATTTCTCTTAACTCCGCTTATGGTGCTATTGGTAATCAGTACTTTCGCTATTTTAAACTAGCAAATGCTGAGGCAATCACCCTTTCTGGTCAGGTTGCGATCCGCTGGATTGAAGGAAAAATGAATTCCTATCTAAATAAAATCCTTAAAACTACAGACGTTGATTATGTTATTGCTTCAGATACTGATTCTATCTATCTTAATATGGGTCCTTTGGTTGAACGTGTATTCGAAGGAAGAGAGAAAACTACTGAAGGCATTGTTTCGTTCCTTGACAAGATCTGTCAAATGGAACTTGAAAAGTATATTGAAAGTTCTTACCAAGAACTGGCTGACTATGTAAATGCTTATGATCAGAAGATGTTCATGAAACGTGAAAACATTGCTGATCGTGGTATCTGGACTGCTAAGAAACGATACATTCTAAATGTATGGGATAGTGAAGGTGTTCGTTATGAACAACCCAAACTAAAAATCATGGGTATTGAGGCAGTTAAATCTTCAACACCAGCACCTTGTCGCAAAATGATTAAAGATGCTCTAAAACTTATGATGAGTGGCAGTGAAGATGATGTAATTAATTTCATTGAAAAGAGTAGGTCTGATTTTAAAAAACTAACCCCAGAAGAAGTATCATTTCCACGTTCAGTGTCTGATGTTGTTAAGTACAGGTCATCTTCCGACATTTATGTAAAAGGCACACCTATTCATGTTAGGGGAGCATTGCTTTTTAATCACTATATCAAAAAAGCAAAACTAACTAATAAGTATTCTTTGATTCAAAATGGAGAGAAAATTAAGTTTTGTTATCTTAAGAAACCAAATTCAATTTATGAAAATGTAATCTCATTCATCCAAGAATTTCCCAAAGAACTTAATCTTGACAAATACATTGATTATGATCTACAATTTGAAAAGTCATTCTTAGAACCTCTCAAGTCAATTTTAGACGCAATTGGATGGAGAGTAGAAAAAACAGCAAACCTTGATTCATTTTTTGGAGATTGATATTGAATGAGAATTGTATCTTTTAATACAACTCATGATAGTTCTATTTGCTCTTATGTAGATGGAGAAATTGAATTTTATTGTAAGGAAGAAAGATTATCTAGAGTAAAAAGGGATTCTCACCCATACCTTTGTTTAAATAAGTTCTTTGAAAAAAACTTTGGAAAAGTTGATTATTTTCTATACTTAACTCCAACTAACAATTTTCATGAAGCTTTTTTTCTTTATGGGAGATATATTAAAAAACTTTTTAATGTAGACTTGATAAATTTTTCATGTCTAAATCATCATGAAGTTCATGCTAGTATCTCTTTTTATAATAGTGGATTTGAAGAATCTTTAGTATTTGTAATTGATAGAGATGGTTCTGTTGTTTTTGATAATCATGGAAATATAAGTGGAAGAGAATCTGAAAGTGTTTATAGATGCTCTTACCCAGATAACATAGTTCCAATTTACAAATCATTTTGGTTGGAAAATGATAAGTATAAAAATGATATTGAAAATAATATTTTGTCCTACTATCGATCTCAAAATTTTTCTCCAGAAATTAATTTAAATAACCAATGGAGCATTGTTAAAGTATATGAGGCGGCAACTACACTAATAGGACAACATCCTCTTGAAAATGGTAAGACCATGGGAATTTCTTCTTATGGAGAAGACATCGGTTATTCTCCTCTATTTTATGAGGGAAGACCAATATCAAACTATTTTACATCCTTAAATGTGAAAGGATATAATGATATTGACCTATCATGCTTTTATCATGATGTAGATAAAATTACAGATTTTGTAACTGAGGATAATTACCAATTCTATGCCAATAAGGCAAAACATGTTCAGATAGAAACTCAAAAAGAAGTCTTAAAACTTATAGAAAAATATGTAAATGATACTGGAATAAAGAATGTTTGTATTTCTGGTGGTTATGGACTAAACGTTGTTGCCAATAATTATTACATTAAAAATCTTCCAGAAGTAAATTTTTATTTTGAACCTTTGTCTGATGATAGTGGTATAACTATCGGTGCCTCAATGTTAAAATATCGTCAGGAAACTAAAGATAAAAACATTTATACTTTAAATGATAATTTTTATCATTATTATGATTCTGATGATAGGATCTTTGGGGACAAAACAAATATTTCGGATTTAGTTCAAATTTTGGAAGATCAAAAAGTACTCGC